ACTGGAAAAGATTGACTTCAAAGAGGGTCGCGGACGGTCCGGGCATTTTTACTGGGGACGGGCGGTATACTCGCGGAAGCTGAGCGAGGAAGAAGTGAAGCATTACGATCTGGAAGAGACGACGCTGGCCACGATGGACTGAGGAGGACGTGAAATGATCAAGATTGAGACGCTTGAGGTGTGTGGGTTTAAGACGGCTCTGCACGGGATGCGAAATCCGAAGAATAGCTGGGAAAGGTCGGATACGGTGGATGCGCCAGACACGGAGGCCGGGGTCATTATTGGCGAGGCAGATAAGAAGCTTGCGATGGCGCTGGCTGAAGGCGGTCCTGTGCACGCAAAGTATCGCCGGATGATTACTGCGTATGCAAACATCACGGCGCCGATGTACTGGTGGGCCGAATTTGATACATATAAGGTCGGAACTGTGCGAAACAGTTGCAGTAAAATGCATAAATTGCTAGAAAAGCCGTTTGAAATGAGCGACTTTAGTTTCGACAAACTGCCTGGGTACAGGAAAGAAATAAGGCAATACAGGCCTGAAATCGACGAAGAGACCGAGCAGTGGAAACCATGCACAATCGCAGAAGAATATGATGTGAGCAACCAGGGAAGGCTTCGGCGCAAAGGGAGGATAATCGCCGGATGTGTCCATAATGATGGGTATATATTTGTCTACATCCACGGAAAACGTCTTCCATTACACAGACTTGTTGCAATGGCGTTTATTGACAACGCAGAGAATAAGCCTGAAGTAAACCACATTGATGGAAATAAACAAAACAACTTTGTTGAAAATCTTGAATGGGTAACGAGTTCAGAAAATCAACAGCACGCTGTCGATTCCGGGCTACAGCCAAAGAACTTAAAAACGTACGCCGGAAAGTTTGATGCGGCCACTCGTCAGGAGATAAAAGACATATGGAACGCCGGAGGCATAAGCAAGCGAGAACTTGCAAAACGGTATAACGTATCGCACACGTGCATTTGCGACATTATCAACGATAAATATGCGTACGCACAATACAGAAACGTGTACGAAAGTCATGCAAGGCCAACTGTTGATTTGCTGAACGAGCTCAGGGACAGTTATCTTGAGTGTGAAGACGAAGCAGAAAAGAAGGAACTGTGGTATTCGATCATTCAATTACTCCCGGAAAGTTACAACCAGAAAGCAACCGTTCAGTTGAATTACGAGGTTCTTGCGAATATCTGCAAGTGGCGGCGCGGCCACAAACTGGACGAATGGCGGGAGTTTGTAAAGTGGGCAGAGGGACTGCCGTACGCGGAACTGTTCCTGACGACAGAAAGGAGAAACGCATGAGTAGCGGAGGAAGTCTGGATTATTTTTACAGTGAGATGGAGTCGAAGATCGGGTGCTTCCATGACGCGGAACTGGATGACCTGGTTCGGGACATGGCGAAACTGTTCCACGACTATGAGTGGTACACATCCGGGGATATGTGCGAAGGAAACTGGCGGGAGACGCGGGACACCTTTAAGAAAAAGTGGTTCCGGGACGGGGCAAGGGCAGAGCGGATTGAGACGTACCTGGAGGACCTGAAGAAGGAACTGCTTGATTCGCTTGGACTGTCGGATGCGTACTGCAAGAACTGTGCACACTGGACGCCGGAAGAGGAAGGGCCGTTCGGAGACTGTGATGTGCATAGCGAATGTCTGTGGCACAGGGGCGAGCGGTGCGAAAAGTTTCAGAAGGTGGTTCTGAGTTGAGAAATGTAGAAGGCGCCATTCTGAAGTATATCGGTGACCATCCACACGAGGCAGGGGCGTATGCAGATCTGGTCAATGAGTACGAGAACAAACTGCGGGAAGCGGCAAAGCAGGAAAATGTGGCGGACTGGATGACAGGGACGATACGGGAACTGCACGAGAAGAACCGGGCCGTGCGCGGAAAGATATCGCTGATTTCGGGACAGATGATGGTATCCGGGGCGGGTGCTTCGGACCTGAAACGGATGAACGACGCGTACTGGCACAGCATGTTGCTGGACGCTCCGGTAGATTTCAAGGCGTACTGCCTGTACATCGAAAAGAACCGGGATCCAAAGAAGCGGTTCTATGCGCCGAGACGGAAAGTGCTGGACAGGGTAGCCGAGAAGCTTCAGGGACTGATGGATGACGAGTACGACCTGCTCGGTGTGAGTCTCCCGCCAGGAACCGGAAAAACGACGCTGGCGATCTTCTATCTGACGTGGGTCGCCGGGAGGTGGCCGGAGGAGCCGAACCTGACCGGGAGCCACAGCAACGCGTTTGTGCGTGGCGTATATGACGAGTGCCTGCGGATATTTGACAAGAATGGGGATTACCTGTGGCACGATGTGTTTCCAGACGTGGACGTGAGCAACACGAACGCGAAGGACTGCCGGATTGACATTGGAAAGCGGAAGCGGTTCGAGACGCTGGAATTTACATCCATCGGAACAGGAAACGCTGGCCTGTACCGGGCCGGGAGGCTACTGTACTGCGATGACCTTGTATCCGGGCTGGAGGTTGCACTGAGCCGGGAGCGGCTGGACAAGCTGTGGGATACGTACACAACGGACCTGAGACAGCGGAAGATCGGAGATCACTGCAAGGAACTGCACATTTCGACCAGGTGGTCCGTTGCGGACGTTATCGGGAGGCTGGAGAACCAGTACGGCGATTCCGGGAGGGCTCAATTCATCGTGATTCCGGCGCTGAACGAGAATGATGAGAGCAACTTCGACTATAAGTACGGGGTCGGGTTCAGTACGGCGTTTTACCGGGAACAGCGGGACGTCATGGACGACGCTAGTTGGCGGGCTCTGTATATGAACCAGCCGATTGAGCGTGAGGGCCTGCTATATCACCCGAACGAGCTGAGGAGATATTTTGAGTTGCCTGACCGGGAACCGGACGCGATCCTGTGCGTATGCGATACGAAGGATAGAGGTACGGACTACTGCGTGATGCCGATTGCGTATCAGTACGGGAATGACTACTACATCGAGGACGTTGTATGCGACAACAGCAACCCGGACATTGTGGAACCCAGGCTGGCGCAGAAATGCGTGAAGCACAAGGTGCACATGGGCCGGTTTGAGAGCAACAGCGCAGGTGGCAGAGTGGCTCAGTCTGTACAGGAAATGATCAAGAAGCAAGGCGGCATAACAAAGATCACAACGAAGTACACCACGCAGAACAAAGAAACCAAGATCATCATGGCGTCGCCATTCGTGAAAGAACATTTCCTGTTCAAGGACGATACGGTGGTCAAGGACAAGGAGTACCGGAAGTTCCTGAACATGGTGTGTTCGTACTCGATGGCTGGCCGCAATAAGTTTGACGACCCGGTGGATAGTTTGAGTATGCTTGCGGACTATGTTCAGTCGTTCAGCACTGGACAGGTAACGGTGTTCAAGCGACCGTTTTAATTGAACGAACGAGGAAGAATAGGAGGGGTAGACTATGAACGCGATACTTGAGCTTAAAAACAGACGTGCCGATCTGTGGAAAGAAGCGAAAAAGTTTCTGAAAACGCATCGACTTGAAGATGGCAGTTTGTTTGATAAGGACCGTGAAATCTACGAGAAAATGGAAGAAGATGTCAAAAAGCTTGGAAAAGAGATTGAAAGACTCGAAGAACAAACTCGTACCGATTACTGTATCGACTCCGGAAAAGACAGTTGGGAAGCAAAGTATCTAATTGATAAAGAGAATTGGGACAAAATGGAAAAGAATCTGCTGAACGAAATTGATTACCTGCGCGACTTGCTCAAACAAAAGGAAGTCAAGATCGAAACGCTGACAGATGTCATAAAAATGCTCTGCAAATAGGAGGTTAAGATGTTTGTCATAGGTAAACGTGCGTACGGCACGGATCGGTTCAGATGGTTTTATCACCCGCTGTTACCGCAGAACGAAAAGGAATTCTTTCATTTCTTCGTCTGGTTCGGCAAGAATTGGTATATATGTTGGCATAAGAACGTAAATAACACGTATCGATTGGTGAAAATAATGGAAGAGCAAGAAAAAGAACCAGAAATTGAAATTTCTCCGTTGACAGAAGAAGACGTAAAAGAAGACCCGGAACTTGAGAACAGGTTGAAAAAGTATGGATATTTAACAGACGAATGCGGCCGTTAAATATCAATATATCACATATAATACTTGACAAATCACAATATGTGATATATTATGATATGCGAAGAGGACTCATCAGGCCTTTTACGCATTCGCCTGAGAGGGTCCAGGAGGCGTCGAATGACGAGAAATCGTGTGTTCGACGTCTCTTTTTTATTCCGGGCGAAGCTCAGACGGAGGTGATGGATGATGAACCTGGAGGCATACGACGTGAAAACCGCCGGGAACGCATTTGAAATGGCCAAAGAGCTTCGCGGACGGCGGCAGATCTTCACGACGGAAGCGGAGATCACGAGCGAGAACGTGATTGACGTGCTGACGAAGGCGCTGGAGGTTCACAGACTGAACCGGGCGGAGATCATCTTCCTGAAGAAGTACGTCCGGGGCGAGCAACCCATCCTGAATCGGGTCAAGAATTACAACGCCGAGATCAACAACAAGATCGTCGTCAACATTGCTAACCAGATCGTGACGTTCAAGACCAGCGAGTTTGCGGGCGAGCCGATCATGTACGTGAGCCGGAGCGCTGGGCTGCGGGAGGAAGAGGACGACAGATCCATCCCGGAACTGGTGGCGTGCGTGAACAGTATGATGCTGGCGGAAGGGAAGCAGACGAAGGACCTGAAGCTGGCGCACGAGATGTTTACGTGCGGGGTCGGATACAGGCTGACGTATCACGACGCAGGGCGGAAAGGCGAGGAGTATCTGGACGAGGCACCGTTTGAGATGTACGTGCCGGATACGGAGAACACCTTCGTCGTGCGGCGAAGTGACGTGACGAAGCGCGTTGTCATGGGTGTCACCTATGTATACAAGGACCCGCCTGCGAACGATGTCGAGTACACGGTCTATACGCCGAAGAGCACGTTTACCATCACCGGGACGGCGACCGGGGACGGAACTGGGCTGAAGATCGAGAAGGAAGTGCGGCACAACTTTGGTATGGTCAGCCTGATCGAGTATCCGTGCAACCCGAACTACATGGGTGCGTTTGAGCCTGTCGTGCCGCTACTGGACGCCATTAACCTGACGCAGAGCAACCGGCTGGACGGCGTTGAGCAGTTCATTCAGGCCCTGATGGTGTTCGACGGTGTGGACATCAGCCGGGAGGACTTCCTGGAACTGAAGGACCTGGGCGCGATCAAACTGCCGGAGACCAACAACGGGAACAGCGGGAAGAAGCTGTACTACCTGAACGAGCAGCTTGACCAGACGCAGACGCAGACGCTGGTGAACGATATGTACCAGACAATTCTCCAGATTGTCGGTATGCCAAGCCAGGGTGACGCCAGCAGCGGAGACTCCAGCAATAACGGGGCGGTCATCATGAAGAACGGATGGTGGCACGCGGAAGCCCGGATGCTGGAGACGCAGAGCATGTGG